CCCCCAGCCATAACGGCAGCCATCTTTGCAGAGAGGACGTTGAATCCACTCGTGAGATTCCTGACTCCTGCCTGTGCTGCGGTCATTCCTGCAGAGATGCGCCCGCCGAGCGTGCCGGAGAGAACCGCGCTCTCCTTGAGGCGATGATTCAGTTTCCGCACCTCGGCTTCGGTCTGTGCGACCGTTCTCTGCTGACGCAGGAGATTGCTCTCGGCACGGCGATAGGATGCGCTGTCCACGCCGTCATTCTTCTTGGCAGACTGCAAAACAGCGACAAGAATCTGTTCCTTCTGCCGCTGAATGTCCAGTTCTCGGTTGATCGCTTGATGGCGCACCTTGATCTTATCCAGTTCCGTCCCCACACCGTCGAGTTTGGCAAGGTCGGCATCGAGTTTCAGATGGATGTTGTTTGCCTTGCTGTTGAGCCGTGCGATGGAATCTGAGACGGTCTTGCCCGCCGTGTCAAAGTCCAGCTGCAGTTGTGCGATGTTGAGACCGATGTCGAGATAGAGTTCATCAATCTTTTGTCCGCGCTTTGCCACCCTATCCCCTCCCTACATCACGTCGTCAATATAGCGTTCACATTGCTGCTGTTCGCACAGGGCCGTTACCACAAGCTGATCGAGCAGGAATCCAATCTCATGTGAATCAATCTCGTGCATCGTCCATCCGTAGGTGGACTGCAGTCGCTCGTAGTAGCGCAATAGATTCTGGTACGGAGAAAGAACTACGTCTCTTTCTCCGTCTCCTCGTTTGGGAGGTTCACAAGTTTGGAGAAGGTGAGTGACTGAATCCATCGGAAAAGTGCACGGGTGAGCGGCACAATGTCCGCCACATCCACATTTTCCTCCACGGATCCCCTTGTCACTTCCTCCCGTCCGAATCCAAGGACGATCAGACGGACGTGCGCATCCAAGAAGTCCTCAAGATTCATGTCCTGCTTGTCGGCATCAAAAAAGGCAAGGAACTCACGCCAGACCTTCATCTTCGGAGGATGCGGCACGACCTCCCTGCCCGCAATATGCAGTATCGGTGTTTCCATAAGCCCCTCCCTCAAACCTGCTCGTACCACTTCGATCCTGTCTCTGCGGCAAATCCCGCTGACTCCTCATCTGCCTTGGCATAAGATAGCCCATCTGACAAACGGTAGATTGCCTTTGCCGTGAGTGTGGGCGTGTCGAACTGGATGCTCTCCTGCTTCGAGTTGCCGCTCTCGGAGGGTTCCGTGAATTGGACTTTGTAGAATTTAGTGAACCGTTTCTTGCCGTTGCGCTTGTCCGACTGGAAGAGGACGGCGAAGTACGGTGCAACATCGTCCTTGCCCGCCTTCATCACGCCGTTCTCGATACTATGTCCCAAAAGATAGGCTGTGTATTCCAAAGGAAGCGCGGCAGTATCGAAGGTCAAATCGTAGGATGCGGTATTCGACGCCGTATCCACGGACTGACCGTCGGCAAAAAGCTCCGCCTGATTCGTCTGCGGCTTGATGTCCACCCTACGGAGCAGTTTCCCAAGTGGAATCGGCTTCTCGTAGGTCGCTGTGCCGCCCGACTCGTCGGTGAGCATCTTGGCGATATGAAGTTTCTGAATGTTGATGAACTGCCCGCTCGTAAGATTTGCGGCAGGCTTTGCTGTTGGTGTTGGACTTGGCATATTATTCTCCCTCCATTGCTGTTCTGTAATCTGTGATTTCCACGAATATATCTTTCTCAAAAAACTCCTGCGTCTGCGCCCGCACAAAGCCGAGTGGCAGAAGTGCCCTCTGTACTGCCTTATGGATTTCCCGAAAGCGACCATCCTTTGTCAGAACGTGGATGCGCACTGTTATGCGGCGTTCCAGTTCTGCGCCATCTGCCGAGAGTGCGGGAACATCGGAAATGACGGAGTAGACGAGAATCGGATACGTCCCCGCATCGGGACTGCGCCCGTGATAGATGCTCTTCTTTCCGTGAGCGAGAAGCTGCGTCAGCTCCCGTGAGCGCACAAGCGACTGGTACACCATCTTCGCAATACTCATTTCCCCCTCCTCCGAATGGCAGACCTTACGGCATCGACGATGGCAGAACGGATCCCGTCCTTCTTGGCATCAAGCGCGGGATAGAGAAACGGACGGTTGATGCGTGGGCTGAACTCAACGAGTGTACCGTAGAATACGCCGTCACTGGATTCTGCATCCGCTGCAATCCTCCAAACAGAGCCGTCTTTTCTGCGCAGTCGCTTGTGGATGGAATCTCGCAGTGCGCCTTTGACCACACGCTTATCTGTTCCCGTATAGACGGGACAGCGATTCTTTGCCTCTGCGACCACATCGTCCGCACCGTGTGCGAGGGCTTCCTTTGCTGCAGCCGTCGCCTCCGCGCCAAGCTCGGACAATATCTTCTCGGCAGAGACAAAACCTCGGTATCTAGCCATCTTCCACCAACTCCCTGCATTCCAGAACAAGCCATCGTTTCTTCCCGCCGAGCGGATACGGCGGCGCAATCGGCGTGAGTATTTTGTCGCCCCAACGGATACGATCCGTCACACGCATATCCATGCGATAGCGTATGATAATGCGGTAATCCACCTCCTGCACCTTCTCCGCATAACCGTCGGAGATTTTCGCGGCAAAGGGCAGAACGAGCGCCCACGCTTTACCGACTTCCTGCACAGACGATGAGAGGATATTCCCCTCATCGTCCGTACCCATTACGGGTCGCAGGATGGAAATCCGATGGCGCAGTTCACTCATGGACACTCTCACCTAAAAGACCTCCTTCCGCACACCGAAGAGAAGAGACCGGAGTGTCAGCGCAAGCCCTCTGTGATCCGCTTCCTCCCGATGTTCATAGAGATAGGATACGGCGTAGAGGATTGCAACGCGCACGATTGCTTGATCTTCGACCTTGGACAGTTTCTTCACGCGCAGAAGTGCCGTACAAATCTGTTCTGCCGTTTCAGTAAAGTGCATGAGGAGATCGTCCTCCTCATTGCCGTCAATCCGCAGATACTGCTTGACTGCTGCAAGCGGCACAAGCATAAAACCACCTCCCCTCTTTGCCGCAAAAACAATGAAATCGCTGATAAAATGGATAAGTGGACGATTTATCAGCCCTTCATCTTGAGTGTCTGCACGGCTTCCTCAAGAACGAGCTTTCCGTCTACCCGCTCCTTCATGACATAGCCGATCATGCCGTTACCCGCGAAGAGTTCCTTGAGTTCCTGCAGGGAACGTGTCCCACGGTCGCCGATGTTGTAGTAGGAGTAATCGCCGAATGCAATGACGGTCTTCCCCGCCTCGACAGCTGGCATATACGCCGAGGAATAGACGGGATAGCCGAGCAGACGATCGGGTTCGCCCATCTGATATGACGGCTGCCAGAAGTATGCTCCATTCGCATCCTTGAGCTTACGGATGCTGGCAAGCGTCTGGTCGTTGACGATGAACGCCGCATTCTTGCGGTAGGGACGCTTGAGGCTGTAGACGAGTGTCACGAGTTCGTCTGCCTTGATGTCTGCCGCCGCCGTGGTAACGGATGTCTTTGCCGAGGTGAGAAGGCCCTTCGGCTTGTGCGTGCCGTCTCCATTGAGGAACGCATCCTCCTCTGCGTTGCCCAGTGCCTTGCCGAACTGCTCGATGAGGTAGTTCTCAAGGTTGAAGGCGTTGTCATAGAGCAGTTCCTCCGTCACCTTGACCGCGACGTGGAGTTTGTGCGCGTCAAGAACGATCTGGTCGAAGGTCGCGTCCCCGAAGGTGAGCGGCGCACCTTCCTCAATCCACGATGCCGCAGGTTTGGTGGCGGCGATGTTGATCTTGTGCTCGCCGCTCGTTGTGATGACCGTCGCAAGCGGGCGCAGGACGTTCTCCTCATTCAGAACGTCAATGAGACGCTTATCGTATTCTGCAGGAACGAGATAGCCGCCGTTTGCATCCACGCCCTCCTGCAGGACGTTCTCCACCTGACGGAAGTTCGTGCGGAGTGCCTTCAGCATCGCCGCACGGTATGCCTCGCTTGCACGACCTGTCTTTTCAGAAGCGAATCCTGCGCCCGGTGTATTGGTGATTGCTGCCGTCACGGGCTTTGCAAGCTGTGCGTCGAGAATTGCCTGACGCTCCATGCGCTCGATGTCCTTTCCGAGTGCGAGCACCTCATTCTCCATCTGCTCGTATGCCTTGGCATCCTCTGCCGTAAGGCGGTCATCCTTCTCGTGTTCATCAAGGAACTGCTTCGCCTGTTCCCACATTTCTGCACGCTTCTCGCGCATTGCCATGATCTTATCCATGTTCTTGTCCCTCCGTTAATGTGAAATAGAAAAGAGCCGCTTCTTAAACGGCTCTGCATCGACATTGTTTGCTTGTGTTCCCTGCCCGAATTTCGAGAGCAGGGAGTTCGTGACGGCGGTACGGGAGAAGATCAGCCCGTCCGACGTGTCTGTCATAGGACGCTGTGCGTCCGCATAGAGAACGGAATCCGCAAATCCAAGCTCTACCGCCTTCTTTGCATTCATCCATGTCTCGGCATCCATCAGCCGTGAAATCTTCGCACGGGAAAGCCCCGTCTTGATCTCATAAGCGTTGATAATGCTCTCCTTGATTTCGGCAAGGAAGGTAATCGTCCGCTCCATCTCATGTGTATCCCCGATGGAGACGGTCATGGGATTGTGGATCATGAGCATCCCCAATGGCGAAATCTCGATGGTCGATCCTGCCATTGCAACGACGGATGCGGCAGAGGCGGCAATCCCATCAATCTTGACATTGACGTTTCCCTTATACTCCATGAGCATATTGTAGATCTGTGCCGCCGCATAGCAGTCCCCGCCCGGAGAGTTGATCCAGAGATCAATATCTCCCTCGGCGGCATTCAGCTCAGAGCGGAACATCTGGGGAGTGATCTCATCGCCCCACCACGTTTCGTCCGAGATTTCACCGTCCAGAAGCAAGACACGCTTCTCTCCCTCGTTTCGTACCCAGTTCCAAAATTTACGTTTCATCGCCCTCTCCTTTCTTGTTGGCGAATAAACCTGCGTCCCTCAGTTTTGTCATATTCCCGTTGATGAGATAGAGATCACCACCCTCTGCGGATTCAATCGGATTCATGTCCTCAAGACTGCGGATGTCGTTCGCCGACAGCCATCCGTTCTGCCGCCCGACGGCATATCCCTCCATGCGGCTCTTGTAGTCTCCGCGCAGAAGCCCGTCCACGTTGAAGCGGATGAAGTAGTCCTTCCGCTCCTTATCTGATAGTAACGCTTTCTGCAGCGACTGCTCCCAACGCACGACCCACGGATTCAAAGTGTATTTGACGAACTCCAAGGACTGCTGCTCGATGTTCGAAAACGAGGATTTCTCCAAATCCCCGACCATATGCGGCGGCACACGATAGAGCCGTGCAATCTCGTCAATCTGGAACTTCCTCGTCTCTAGGAACTGCGCCTCCTCGGGTGGAATGGCAATCTGCTGATACTTTACGCCCTCCTCAAGGACGGCAATTCTGCCCGTGTTCATCGTACCGCCGTAGACGGCGTGCCAACTCTCACGGAGCTTCGACGGGTCTTTGAGGACACCCGGATGTTCGAGTACGCCGCCCGGACGCGCACCGTTCTTGAAGAATGCCGCGCCATACTCTTCCGTTGCAAGAGCGATGCCGATGGCGTTCTTTGCCATAGCAATGGGAGAATAGCCGACAAGTCCGTCGAATCCAAGCCCCGGAATGTGGAGCACGTCTTCGCGTCGCAGACGAATCTGCCCCTTGTCCGCAAAATTCGGATTCTCCTCCGTGCTTCGCGTATAGGTGTAGTAGAGTTCGCCTGTGCGGCTGTCACGGCTCACCTCCATCTTGTCCGGGAGCAGCGGATAGAGTCCGAGAATACGCCCTCTGCCATCCCGAATGATCTGTGCGTAAGCATTGCCCCACAGAAGAAGGTGAATCATCATCGTTTCGCGAAATATAAAGGAGGTCATCTCGGGATTCGGCGCATCGTGGAGCAGAAAGTACAGCGGGTGCTCCGGCACACGCTCTTTGCCCTGCCCCTTGTAAGCGTAGACATGGAGCGGCAATCCTGCGATGGATTCCGCGAGGATGCGCACACAGGCATAGACCGCCGTGGTCTGCATTGCAGTACGCTCATTGACCGCCTTGCCCGCCGCCGTCTGCCCAAACAAAAAGGACAAGCCGCCGAGATGATTCGTAGGCTTGTCCCGCGAACGGAAGAGTTTGCTGAATAGGTTCATGGAAACCTCCATTTCAAAAGATGATAGCAGAAGCGCCGCCCTTCCGAGCGGCGCTCCCTCATTTCGGTTTAGAAGTTTTCGATGCAGGAAAGCTCCATGCTGTTGATGTCGGCTGTGAATTTCGCGCCCCGCGCAATCTCGTCGGCGGCTTTCAAAAGTTCCTCCGGCGTTGGATTTCCGCCCATCTGGCAAATGCCGGCATTGGCTTTGATGTCCCAGAAAACCTTGCGGGCTTCCCAATCCGTCTTGTCATAATCCCTCTCTTTGTGAACCTCGATGCGGATGTAGCTGTCGTGGTTGCTCTCGTTTGCCCAGCCCATCGTGTTTTCCTGCAGCTTGAGTCCGTACTCGGCAGCCTTGCTCTCGATGATCTTGGTGATTTCCTGCTTGTTTATTTTCTTTTCCTCCGTTTCTTGGTTCTTCGGTTTTCCCTTTCGGTATGTGTATATTCCCGTACTATCACAGAAATAGCAAGGTCATATGTACGTATACAATCGCCCTAAAATGCCCATACGCCTCGACTCTCGTACACCGATTCCGACGTATCATTCCCACACCGAATCGCACGATCCAGAGCCATGATGAGTGCAATCACACCGTCGATCTTCTCGGTGGACTTCTCCTTGTCTGCCTTGATGTTCCCCGCAGGGTCGGTGCGAATGAAGATGTTGTCTGCCATCCAGCGCATGACGGGATGCCCGCCGTGCGCTATTTTCTTTTCCAACGTCAGCTTCATCAGCTCCTTGGTCGGCGGACTCATATCCTTGAAGCCCTGCCCAAACGGTACGACGGTGAATCCCATTCCTTCGAGATTCTGCACCATCTGCACCGCGCCCCATCGGTCGAAAGCAATCTCGCGAATGTTGTACTTCTCGCCCAGTTTCTCAATGAATGCCTCGATGAAACCGTAATGCACGACGTTTCCCTCTGTCGTTTGCAGGTAGCCCTGCTTCTGCCACACGTCATACGGCACATGATCGCGCCGCACACGAAGGTCGATATTCTCCTCGGGAATCCAGAAGTACGGAAGGACGGAAAAGGAATCATCTTCATCCGTCGGAGGAAACACAAGCACGAATGCCGTGACATCGGTTGTCGACGAGAGGTCAAGACCGCCGTAGCAGACACGACCCTCTAAGGACTCAGCGTCAACAGGGGCGGCACAGCTATCCCACTTGTCCATCGGCATCCACCGCACGGACTGCTTCACCCATTGATTCAGCCTCAACTGACGAAAACTGTTCTCCTCGGCAGGGTTCTGCCGTGCGGAATCACAGGCTGCCTGTACCTTGTCGATACCGACCGTGATACCAAGCGACGGATTCGACCGTTTCCAGACCTCCGGGTCTGTCCAGTCCTCATCCTCCTTTGCTCCGTAGATCACAGGATAGAAGGTCGGGTCGATCTTTCGCCCTTCGAGAATATCCTTCGCTTTCTGGTGCGTCTCGTAGCAGATGGACTGTGTATCCGTCCCTGCCGTTGTGATGAGGAAGTAGAGCGGCTGCATACGCGCATCGCCCGAGCCTTTTGTCATAACGTCAAAGAGCTTGCGGTTCGGCTGCGTGTGGAGTTCGTCGAACACAACGCCGTGAATATTGAACCCATGCTTCGAGTATGCCTCTGCAGATAAGACTTGGTAGAAGCTGTTCGTCGGCAGATACACCATGCGCTTCTGGGAGGCGAGGATCTTCACGCGCTTGCTGAGTGCGGGACACATACGCACCATGTCGGCTGCGACCTCGAACACGATGCTCGCCTGTTGACGGTCGGCAGCGCAGCCATACACCTCGGCGCGTTCCTCGCCATCGCCGCAGCAAAGAAGCAGTGCAACGGCGGCAGCGAGTTCACTGTTGTGGGTTGGAATGAAGGACTCCCCTACAAGATAGCAATGACTGGCACTGTCCACCTGAATGCACTGCATGGGGACTCTCTCTGAGAGCGGCACAATGTCTGCCAAATAATGAAAACAGGAGCGAGCAACGGGCAGGTTTCTTTCCTCGATCTGCAGCGTCTTTGCCGCAGGGATACGGATGATGGAGCGATACACATCTTTTGCATTCCCCCTATACCGCTCGCGACATTCCATCGTCTGACGGTAGATTTCACCAGTTGTCCAAAGCACGGATCGCGGCTCCCCGATGATGTACTCCACATTCCAGAGATGCCGCTCCCCTGCGACGATGGATGAACCGTCACGGAAGGTCAGCCGATAGGCTTGCTCGGTGTCATCCACATCGCTTTTGGCAACAACACGGCAGGGCTGTCCGTTTTCGTCAAAAACGGTATCTCCCACGCGAATATCACCCATCGTGGTAAATCCACTCGGGGTAGGGATTTTCGTATCGAGAGCAAGCTGTTTTCCCTGTTTCTTGGGAATCTCGACGTATGCCGTGTTGAACTGGCGATAGCCGTTCGGCTTCAGAATTCCGAAGATATCTCGGATAATACGCTCCTGCCAGTCGATGAGTTCGAAGGGCTTTCCTGCCCACGTCCCCTTCGTATGGCACAGGCACTCGATGAACCCCACAGCGTAGTCCGCAGAGGCCTTGTCATAGTGCGCGTCCTCTGCCATGAACTGCGTCGGCTTGTAGCCCGTCAGTTTTCGCAAGCGATCACCTCCCTCCCCATGTAGTCAAACAAGAAAACCGCCCGCAGGCGGTTCTCGGCAAATTGTGTATTGTTTATTTGCTGCTGTATTCGTATGCCGCAGCGAGAATTTCCTCGTCAAAGCCGAATTTCCGATAGGCTTCATCGAGGACGGTAAGATAATCGACGGCGGGCAGTCCCAGTTTGCGTTCCTCGTGCATGATGTACGCCATACCGTGTGTTCTACCACAGGGCTTTCCGTCCGCATCGGTTCTCACGGCTTGGACTGTTCGTTTGTAGTAGAACGTCGGGAATCCCTCGTAGCGGTCAAGCCGCACCTCGTCCTTTTCCGAAATACGCCAGAGCAGAATCGGGGCGCTTTGTCCTTTCTCCTTCTCAATGGTTGCATACGCCCCCGTCTTGCTCCCCTTGAACATGAGACGCCAGCCTTCGAGGAGTCCCGTCCCCAGAAGCTCCGCCTCGGGGCAGCGAAACGCCATCTGCCGCTCGTCCATGTTCGAGCCGTAAGCGATGTAAATCTTCGTTTTCATCTTCATCATCCTTTCTGCTTCCGAAGGAACATCCCTTCTACCGCTCCAAGCCCGCCAGAAGGCGGGCAGTGTTGGGGCTTTGGCACTTATGCCGAAGGGATGCTCCTGCCGAAGCGGAAAGCGGCGTCGCCTGCAAGGTTCCTTGTGAGGATGTCCCGCGCCGTGGCAAATTCCCCGCCGATGAAGCCGAGGCGCATCAGCCATGTCCGCATTGCGAATTTCGGGTTCTCCCGCTGTGGTTCTTTGGGGCTTGCAGTCCTTAGTGTCTTTGCCATTTCGGAAAGGGCAAGGCAAAGCTGGATGTAGCTCTTGATTTCCCCCGCGTGGATGCCGCCCTTGCGCTCTGCTGTGGGATTGGCGAACTGGAAGAGGCGGAACTCGATGGTGCCTTTCGTGAAGGTCGCGTGGAGATTCAGGCAATGATACCGTGAGCCGTTATAGTGATGCCCTCTGCCGTGTGCGGCGCTGTTCCCCTCATACCAGATGTCCGCAAGTTTTTCCATCGTCTGCGGCTTTTCTTTGTTGAGCCGGTCGAGGAAGTTGCGATCCACCGTCCTGCAGTAGCGTCCGATGCGGCTTTGGTCAATGCGCATCGCGGCGATCAGGAGACTTTCGTGACTTGCCATCAAATTGGCGAGGTTGCGGAGGGTTTTCGCTGTGTGGTCACCCTTGCCGATATGGATGTGTACGCCGCACATATGGGCGGGGTTGCTCTTTGCTCCTGCGCGGCGCAGTCTGCGCAGAAGTTCCTGCAGGAGTTCGATGTCCTCGTAGCGAAGGATGGGCGTGACCAGTTCGGTCTGCTCCGCGCTGCCGGCGGCGTCGATGCTGATGTCGCGCTGAAATTTCCACTCGCGCCCCTTGGCATCCCATGCGCTCGATGTGTAGTATCCGTTTCTGTGCGCTGTGTCCACAAAACGACCCGTGCCGAAGAAGTCCGCCGCAATCCCTGCTGCATCCCTGCGGGTGATGCCGTACATCTCGACTTCCACCCCGATGGTCTGCATTTTCATGTCTGCGATCTGCCGTGCCGTTGCCTCTTTCATTTGGAAGCTCCCCTTTCTTCGCTCTGTCCTATGGGCTTTCCTTGTGTATATACATGGCTCTAAAAGCCACATATAGCAAGCGAATAGCGGGGTATACTTGATATTTGGCAGATTTTTTACGGCGATGAGATACCCGCCCTATAAGAGCAGAAGTATCAAACAGAGCAACGAGAAGCAGCCCCGAAGGGCTGATTTGTTGTTCGGCGTGGCTTAGATGCGCTTCATGCACCATGCCATCGCGTGCCCGCCGTCCTCGAAAAGCTCCATGCTGGCTTCGACGAGGTTCAGGCGGCATTCAATGTCCGCAAATCCCGTCTCCTCCGGCGTTTCGACCATCTCGTAGATGGCTGCGTGGAAGCCCCAGCATTCCATCCCGACCACAAGGATCTGCTCGCCGTAGCGAAGGATCGCGCCGCTTGTCCCGAACCGCATCTCATCGAGGTGCTCCATCGTGGT